GTGAACGGAGACGTCGAGATCATGCTCTCCTTGGGTGTTATGCCAGTTTACAATCCGGTCCAGATTATCCGCCTGGGTATGGCTGGTGTCGTCGTGGAACGTCCTAACCTCCACGCCGATGTTGCCGAGATAGTCCGCGACGTGTTCCACCACGCGACGGGCCTCGTTTACTTCGTCCAGATTGGGCGGTACCGGTTCGCCCCGCGCGCCCCTGATGTGTCGGCCATGGCCGGAGCTGATGCAGATTTTCATTGTGTTTTGGCCCCGATATAGTTGGTGAACAACGTCTGGTTATGGTCTGCCTCGTACCACCAGACCGGAAAATGTTCGTCACGCTGCTCCAGCCGCGCCAGGGTGTTGACTTCCCACGAAATGTTGCCGGTCTCCTTAAGCCACCTGGTATATTCCAGCTTCATCGCGATGTTGAATTTTCGAACAAACTGGCGTGGCACCACCATCACGCCGCCGCAGAAGCGCCAGCATGGCCATCGATCGTCATATTGATGGTTAACGTCGTCCTTGTTCCAACATCCGGGGATCGCAATTGCTTGCTCGCCTTCGGCGCGGTCCAGGAAGTCGTCTATGATTTGCGGCGTGACGCCGGGAACATGGCAGATCCCGAAATCAATCCACACAAACACGTCGGCGGCAAGATCAATGGCAGCAGCCGCCTCCAGCCACTCCGTCTTTTGCGCCATGACGATATGATAATTCAGCGAATTTTTCTGTGGGTTATCGGCAACAGAATATGTAAATTTACCACCGTCGGGCATAAACTCATGCGCCAGATAATCGTGCAACCAGCACTCTTCGACCGTCGCCCTGGAAAACAGGACACGGTGCTTGATTTCCAGCAGCTGGCAGCCGAGCTGATAAAACTCATCCCGTGAACGCGGGTGCTCTGCAATCGGTACATAGGCTGACACCACTGAGATCATGGTCACGCCCCCTGGGCAAAACGCACCACCTCATCGGCATCCATGGTCGCCGTCCAGGCTTCGCAGTCGCGTCGGCCATAAGACACCGTCAGCTGTCTTTTTTCCGGATTAAAGACCAGCCCGGCCGCGAACTCGATTTCCTTGCCATGGAAGAAAAACGGCAATGAGATGTGGGATGGCTTGTTGTCCGCATCGAACAGCACGAACCGATGCTGATAATAACGATTGGGCCGTCCGGGGATCTGGCCCGCCTCATGCACGATCGCGATAAAGCCGTCGTCGATTTTTACAACTTGCGAACCGCCGCTGATACGGGCAACATCCCATGGCACATTATGTGCGAGAGTCGTCTCACCCTTGGAGTCAAGCAATGTCCCCAGCCGGTAAACAAAAGAAAGCTGCTCCCCGTCAACCCAAGGCATCCAGTTCTTCTCATGCACTTGATGTGGCGATTGAAGCCGTTGCCAATCTGGTCCGTAACGCCAGCGGTTCCCATCGCGAAGGACTGGAGCAAGAACTTGTTCACACATTCCTTCATGGTTTAGCTGACGAACGGTTGACAGCGTCCAAAATCCTTGCCGCCATTCAAACAACCGCGAATCCTCAAACCCCAGCACCAGATCAAACGCCGGAGCCGGAAGGTTCGTAGGCAGTTCGATTTCGCCCCAACCATCATCGGTATGGATAAAATTACGGGTATGGATTGGGTAATCGCCGGAGATCGAGCCGTCGCTGGCGCGGATCCGGTAATGGCCGTCGTCGGTGATGGTGTAATTCACCGTGCGAACCAGCAAGCCATGATCGGTCAGCGACGGATTCATCGCCACATAGCCTTCGGGCGGCGTGAAGTTGATCTTCTCCGGATTAAACGACGGCACATGATCGCTTAATGGTTTGAGATACCAGAACAAGTTGAACCGTGCCTGCTGGCTGCCATTGAGGGCCAGGGAGTTGGCGACCATCGCGCCGTTCTTGCGCAAGCTGGCATCGTAATAGGCGCAGATCGCAAACTCTTCCTTGATGGTGGTGGTATAACAATCTTCGGCGACGAACAGCATGTCTTTTGGCCGTGGCTTCAACATCCCCGGCACCGAAAACAACAGCGAAATATGGTTGTGGGCGTGTTCACGGAAATAGCGGGCGAGATCGCACAGGGTCTCCGCCCGTGACGGGCGCATGTCGTAGGCCCGCAAGCATTCCCAGACAAAGCCCTTGTAATCGCCCATGTTGCCGAGACAGTGGGCGTAGTGCAGCTGCGCATTCCAGACTTCTTCGTCCCAGCCGCCGAGTTCGACGCGCTTTTTGTAGTGATCCGCCGCCTTCTGCCAATTCTCGGAATCAAAATAGGACTGCGCCAGATAGAAATGATACCGCTGGATCAGCCCCGGACTTTGTTCGGTTTTGAGCGCCGCCTTGATCAGTCTTATATCACGCTTGAACTTATCAGGACGATTAGCCCCGTCAGCATGATCAAGGAAATAAGCTCCATCAATAAACCCAGCGCCCGTAACATCAATATATTCATGGGTGACCCCGACGTAATTGCCACTCACCAGACGACTGACCAGACGGACGTTGTGGTACCCCAACGCACCCGACAGCTGCTTCATGCTGTAGGACAGACCGTCATGGCCGTTGATCCAGTCTTTTTTCTCGACCTTCAACTCCATGTCGGCATCGGCCAGCAACAAATAGTCCCACGCCAGCTTGCTGTCTCGCGCCCGGTTTAAGGCGACATTGCGGGCTTGCGCAAAATTCTCGAACGGCGCGTGATGGATTTCCAGCGGTTTGCCCGCCTGTTTGAACAGCTCCGACAATTTTGTCAGGGTCTGGTCGGTCGAACCGGTGTCGACCACCACGGCGCAATCGATGTGAGGCAACAGGGAATTGACGCAGCGTTCGATCCGTGCGTCCTCATTCTTGACGATTGCGTTCCAGCACAGCCTGGTCATTATTTTCTGGCTGCGCCCGATGCACCCGTAGTGCCGGTGGTGCCGGTGGTGCCGGTGGTGCCGGTGGTGCCGGTGGTGCCGGTGGTGCCGGTGATGCCACCGTTCGGCCCGGTGGCGCCCGCGATCGAGTGGTCAGTGGACGCCACCAGGACTTCGATGGACTCGCCCGGTCCTTCCTGCTCCACCACTTGCGCTACAGCATGCTCCGGCGAATCCGCTTCAACGCTGACCACGGTGAGCGGGCCGGTCTTGCGATATTTGACATAGTACGTCGCCATTGGACTCTCTCCTTGGTTAAATTATCCGGGCCCGCCGCCCGGCGGCGGTAGACGCTGCCCCGGCACGATCGGTTGCCGCTGGTTGCCGACCACGGTGGCAGGCTGCGCCAACTGCCGGTTCATCGGCGTCGGCTGCGAACCTTGCGCCTGACGCGCGGCCTGATCCATATTACCGGGCGGCCCGCCTGGCGGGCCGGGAGGACCGCCCATACCAGGAGGACCGCCCATGCCGGGGGGACCGCCCGGTGAAGGCGGCGCGCCCCCGCCTTCTCCGGGCATCTGCGCGTTAGATGCCAGGAAACCGGTGGTCATCTCGGATGTAAATTTCTGCACGCCCAGTTCGACGCCGGTCTGGATGCCCTCGTCGACCTTCTGGTTGATCGCCTTGTTCTGTTCGCTCTCCTGCTGCTTCTCCTGCTTCTTGGAGAGTTCGGCATCGGATGGCACCACCTTGTCGCCGGAGAGGCCGATGGTGTCCGACACCGATCGCAACACGGTACCGCGCCCGGTGATGCCCATGATGGCGAGATCGGTCGGATTGTTGGTGTGCTGCAGGAATTCCAGTTGCCGCTGGCGCTGGGTCTCGCGCTGCACGGCCACGGTGGTGCCCTGGACGTAGAAATCTTCCTCGCCGGTCAGCATCCCGGTGGTGTCGGTCAGCAACACCAGATCGCCGAGCTGCTGCAGAGCAATCTCAAAAATATCGCGATCGATGTTGGCGGCCACGGTCTGCAGGATCTTCGACGCATTGCCCATCAGCATGGCGAGGCCAGACGCGGTGCGCCCGGCGCCGCCAGAGGCTTGCCCGCCGATATATTTCGGGATCGCCGAGACGTCGTCCGAGAGATCAACGAACGCCTTGAACACCGTCAACAGATCCTGGGCGTTGGACTGCGGCTGAAAAAACTCGACCGGCGCCTTGGCGTTGTTGCCGACGGGATCGCTGAGAACATGCCAACGCTTCCAGGGATAGAGTTCGTCGGCATTTTCCTCCGGCCGCACCCGGTCGTCGTTGACAATCACCTGCGGCCCGGAGGCGATCGACATATTGTTGACCAGGGAACGCAGCGTGGCGTTGGCGACGTCCTGCAAATCCGTGACCAGATCGCTCAAGGAGTTGCCGAGCGGCGTCCCCGGCACTTTTTCAAACGACGTGATGAAGTAGGAGTGCCGCGCGCGTGGGCTTGGCGAAATGTTGGCCTTGATGATGTGGCTGCCGATCACATAGGCGTCGATCCGGTAGTCGCGCAATTCATCGGAGACGCCGGGCATGCCGTATTCCTGCAGGATCCGGCCCTGCACATTGCCGTGGAATTCCATCATGGTGATGAGACTGGACCGATTCCACGCCGGATTCTCCCGCGACTCCAGCACCGCGCGTTCGGCATCGGTGGTGTCCCAATTGTCGTAGAGCCCGCCGCGTCCATATTCGTCCAGTACCGCGCGCACCTCACCCTGGTCGTAACCGGGCAGATCCAACAGATCATTCAATTCAGCACGGGTGAGCCGGGATTTCTCGATCACGTCAGCAAGGGCGATGTCGGCTACCCCTGGGGTCCACCAGATGTCGAACGGCGACACCCGGTTCCAGAACATCTTCGGGCTCTGCACCACCTGTGGCTGGCCCCCGCCCGGCTGCCATTTCACCTCCGGCACGATCTTGACCGTCGGTCCTTTCAGGCAGGCGAACGGAAAGATCGGCAGGTCGACGATGAATTCCGCCAGCGCATGGTAGTAGCCACCCTCGCGCAAATATTCTTCGATGCGGTCTTCCGATGTCTTGGCCTGCTTCTCGGCCTTTTTCTTCGCCGCTTCCGCTGCCGACTCCATCAGGGCATCGCGGCGGCTGCGTTCGTCATCCGGGGTCGGCTGCTGCCCGGTCACCTGCATCACCATCTGCTGCTCATGCTTGAGCAGGGCGTCGATCTTTTCGATGATGTCAGGCGGAACATCCGGATCGGCCGGAGGCTTGATCGCCCATGGCCGGTCCTGTCCTAAATAGATATCGCGCAATAAAGACGACGCCGCCCGGCATTTCTGCGCAGTCAACCGGGCGTAGATCTGTGAGCCCCCGAATTTCATCACCTCCCGCATCTTCTCCGGCGAATACTGGCCGTTGAAGGTGCGCAACGCCTCGATCAGCCGGTTGGACCAGCCCGCTGCGGTGTTGCGGTGGTTGCGGAAGATTTCGAACTGGGTGCGGATGTAATTGGCCAATTCCGGCGGCGCCGGGGCTGTCGGCGGCGCCATCTGCGCGGATTTCGCATCCGCCGCGTTCTGCAACTGGGCTTCCAGCGCAGCGGGCGGTACGAACTGCAGAACGCCTTGTTGTCCAAGCGGATTTGGTGCCATGGGGGGTGAGGAAATGGTATAAAGATTAAGAAAGCCTTAACTTTTACCGACTAAAAAGACCGCATGGTTGATCTTGATGAAATCATACTGGCCAAACTCGCCCGCGAGATGGTGATGAACATCCGCAATTATCAGGCGGTGTTCGCCGACTATGGCATCGACGAACAGGATTATTATGAAATCGAGAAAAATGATTTTTACAAGAAGGCCAAGGAGACGTTTGCGATCGAGTGGAATGCTTCGATCTCCACCGAAGACCGCTTGAAGATCGGCAGTCTCGCTTATCTGGAGCAATTGGTGCCGGTGATTACCCGCCGCGCGATGAAAGACGACGCCAATCTGGTAGCATCGACCGAAGTCGGCAAGCTGTTGTCGAAGATGGCCGGGGTCGGCGAAATGAAAGTCGAAAAGAATCTCGCCGAACGCTTCATCATCAACATCAATCTCGGCGCCGATACCGAGACCTATGACAAGTCGATCGAGATTACCCCGAATGACGTACCGCCCAAGCCATTGCCCAAGATGGTCAAACCCAAGCTGACCAAAAAATCAAAGTACGCCCAGGTGGAGGCCGCCAAACATGGCGAAAGCAACACCGAAGACCCATGAAAACATCGCCCGCGAGGCGCTATTACGCTATTTCGAAAAGGATACTTCCGGCGTCGATCATCTGCTGGCATGGCTATGGACCGAAGGCTTCAAGATCGTGCCGCTGGACGACGAGGACATTCCCGATGAGCCATGACTACACCCTGGTGCTGGAACACGACGCCTTGGTCACCGCCCACGCCCCCGACTGCCCCGACGTCGACCGGGCGAGAGTTTCCGGCCTGCCGCTGTTGACGATGCTCGACTGCGCCAAGCCTCTCGGCAACGCCTACCGCAAGCACAGCTGCTGCCAAGACCACGGGGCGAATCAGGAACAAAATGGCAGTTGACTTCACCGCGCCGCCGACGCTGGCGACTTTCATGAAGTCGGCGGCCTTCGGCCGCGTCATCGCCGGGCCCGTCGGAAGCGGCAAGACCACGGCCTGCGTGATCGAGTGCCTGCGGCGGGCGATGGCGCAGTCCAGGGCGCCGGACGGCTACCGCTACACCCGCTTTGCCTTCGTGCGTCAGACCCTCAAGCAGTTAAAAGACACGGTCTTAAAAGACGTGCAGTCCTGGCTGGAAGGTCTGGGTCTTTGGAAAGTAAGTGACAACACGTTTTACGTCGAATTCGGCGACGTCAAGTCGGAGTGGGTCTTTATCCCGCTGGAAAACGCCGAAGACCAGGCCCGGTTATTGTCGATGCAGCTGACGGGGGCGTGGCTGTCGGAAGCGATCGAGATGAATTTCGACGTGCTCGCCCCCGTCAGTGGCCGCATCGGCCGCTATCCCTCTGGAAACCGGGGCCAGCCGACCTGGTACGGCATCATCGCCGACACCAACATGCCGGTTGAAATGAGCGACTGGCACAAATTCATGACCGAGCCCCGGCCGAACTGGCAGATCTTCATCCAGCCCAGCGGCATGAGTGAGAAGGCCGAAAACCTCAATTATCTCCTGCAGACCGACCGCACCAAGGCGCTGCCGTTCAACCACCCGGCCCGGCTGGCGCAGGGACGGAAATATTACGAACAATTCCTGTCGATGTACGGCACCGACCACGCCTGGGTGAAGCGATACGTCTATGCCCAGTATGGCGATGACCCCAGTGGCGAGGCGGTGTTCAAGTCTTCGTTCCGGCCCTCCTTCCATGTCGTTCCGGACACGCTGGTGATTCCCGGTTATCCCTTGGTCGTCGGCCAGGATTTCGGCCGCAACCCGTGGTCTTTAATTTGCCAGGTCGACCATATGGGCCGTCTCCTGGTCCATGAAGAAGTCCGCGCCACCAATGTCGGGTTGGAAAAACACGTCGAACAAAATCTGCGGCCACGGCTGTTCAAGGACAAGTTCATCGGCTCCAAGGTGATCCTGGTCGGCGACCCCTCCGGCTCCGCAAAAGGCACCATCGGCGAAGAGTCCTGCATCGAAGCCCTGAAACGGATGGGCCTGCCCGCGTTCCCGGCGCCGACCAACGATATCGACCCCCGCCTGCGGGCGGTGGAGACGCTGCTGGGCCGCCAGGTCAACGGCGGCCCGGCGCTGTTGATCAACCAGGAGGGCTGTCCGTTCCTGTGCCGCGCCATGACCGGCGGCTACCGCTACAAGAAGCACAAGGACGGCGGCTTGCGCACGGTGCCGGAAAAATATGATCCGGAAGGCTTCTCCCACGTCGCCGACTGCCTGCAATATGTGGCGCTGGTGGTGCATGGCGGGCTGGTGCATGAATTCGCCCGCAGGCTGGCGCCCAGAAAAACCACGATGCGGGCGCACATCACCGCTGCTGGGTGGACATAGGATTATGAAGGCGCTTGTCACCGGCGATCGCGGCTTCATCGGCCAGCATCTCTGCCGCCATCTGGTAGCCGATGGCTGGGATGTCGAAGGCTTTGACTTGCTGGATGGCCGCGATGTCCGGCAACTTAAAACGGCGTTGCCGGAAGCTGACTGGTGTTTTCATCTGGCGGCACTGACCGACGCAAGGTCAACCGACCTTGACGCCATGCTGAAAACCAACGTCCTCGGCACCCTGCATGTGCTGCGGCAATTCGGAGATCGGGCCGTATTCGCGTCCTCGGCAGCGGTAAATTACCCGACCACGCCGTATGCGATGTCGAAGGCGACCGGCGAAGTGGTGTGCAAAGCCTATGGCGCCTGCATTGTCCGGCTCTGCAACATCTACGGCCCCGGCGGCCACGGCGTATTCGAAAAATTCGAGGCGGCCGATATCCTGCAGATCCACGGCGACGGCAACCAGGTCCGCAGCTACGCCCCGGTCGAAGCGGCGGTTGTTGCCCTGATGTCACGGTCGAAATTCACGGTGGTGCCTGGGGAAGACCTGACGGTGAACGACATCGCCAATCTGTTTGACAAGCCAAGGCGAAACATCCCGCGCCCGGCCCACGACATATTAGACGGACGTCAGATTTTGACCTAAGTGTGGCAACAACGCACTAGCGCGGCCACGATCTTCCCGGCAGCATCACTTTCTTATCTTATTTGGGGAGATCAACATGATCCGCTTTATCACCGCCGCCGCCATCCTGGCGCTGGCCAGTCCTGCCATGGCCCAGACCGCCACCGGCACCGGAGTCGGGGTTTCCGAGTCCAATTCCGCCGCTGGCGCGCTTGCCGTCAACCGGGGCAATGGCAATTCCAGTTCGTCGCTGACGGTCTTAAACCCGGCCAACACCAATGCCACCGTGAATTCGACGGTGTCCGGCACCACCACGCAGAACATCGTCTCGAGCGGCACCACGACTTCGAATGTCAACCAGCGGGTCAGCGGCAGCCAGACCATCAAGACCAACCCGTCGCTGGCCACCCAGTTGACGGCGGCCGGGTTGGAAACCTGTCTCGGCAGCGCCAGCGGCATGATATCGCTGGCCGGATTTGGCCTCGGCGGCGGTTCCACCATGACCGACGAAGGTTGCCAGGCCCGGCTCGATGCCCGCACCCTGGCGTCTTTTGGGCTCAAGGCGGCGGCGGTGGCGCGGCTGTGCCAGCGGCCGGATATCTATGCCAGCATGCCCGACGTCTGCGAACGCTACCGGCCCGTCGTCGTGGCCAGTGCGGGGGGACCGGGGGTTATCATGTCAACCAGTGCTGGTTCGGTCGAACCGATCGAAGTGATCGAAGGCAAGACCGGCCGCACAAGGTTGTGTGACACTTACGACGCCGCCCGGTTCCGTTGCCTGGCCTGGAACGGCGCCCCCAAGATCAAGGTGACGGCACGTCTGCCGAAACCGCACCCCATAGCGTCGGCGCCTGGCGTCGCCGCTATTAACGCAGCAACCGCTGCACCACAGAAGGAAGTCATCCCATGAAGAGAACTATTTACCTAGTGACGGCCCTGTCTTTAATGGCGTCAGGGGCTCAAGCGGCCTCCGGCTTCTCGTTCGGCACGGGCTTTAATCTCGGCCATGTCAACACCCAGACCGGCGCGGCCTCGACCGGCACGGCGGCGGCGGGCTCGCTCGCCACCGGCACCAACACCTCGATCGGTGCGGGGATCGCCACCACGACCCCGGCGGGATCGCTGACCTCGGCGGTCGGCGCCTCGGCCGGACAGAGCAACGCCGCGTCCGGTGCGATCAGCATCGGCAACGGCGCTGCGGCTTCGGGAGCACTGTCGAACAATGTCGGACTGGGCGTTGGTGTTGGCTTCACCAATGTGACACCCTGATCCTGCACGGGACCGGGGTTAATGGGCCGGGATGGCGACATCCCGGTCTTTTTTAGGTGAGTTTGGGAGGTGTTAAGCGGTTTGCGTTTGCGGCTCATGCACGCAGGCCAGGATCAGATCCATGATCTTGCGGCGGTCCGGCATCTGGATCTGGTAGCCATAGCCCCACAGCGTCTTGATTTCGATCTGGAACGGCTCCAGCGCCTTGCGCATCCGGCAGATATACACATCGATCGATTTATAAGCCATGTCGTTGCGGGTCTTGGAAACCTGGACGTTCTGCACCAGCGCCAACAGCAGCGCGGCTTCCGCAGGCGAGAAGTGGAAGATCTTCTGGACATTAAAGACCAGGGCGTGCTGGTCCTCGGACAGCATGCGGGACAGCTGCAGTGCGCGCTGGTCGCGCGGAAAACCCGGCGGCCAGTCCTCACGCGGCAGCTCGATCAATCGACCGTCGTCGATCGCTTCCTCCAGCGTGATACGCAACTGCTCCGATGGAATCTTGGTGGCGCGCGCAATGGCCCGCAACGGCACGCCCTCGTCCGCCAGGCGGATCGCGAAGTCTACCGCTGGTAGCGCATATCCCATATTGGTCCTCTGGGGCCCAAGGAATAGCGCATTGCCGGGGGAGTGGCGACCCTAAAAAAGACGGCCGGACTGCAGAGGCATCCGCAAGGTCCGGCCAAGGAGACATAACGCCAAAGAAGCAGACAAGCGGGGCGAGCCTAACACGGGTTTGGGGGTGACGGGAGGGATAAAATAATCCTGTCTTTTATTGTCACGTTTTGTGCATTTAGATAGTAAATTTTAGTAAAGTTCCAGATTAATGCGGTTGCATATAATTTGGGGGGGTGTCTAATTACCACCCCATTTTTAAAAATAAATGGTATTGGATTACCGTTTTCGATTTTTTTAATTCTTTATGTCGGGGTCACATCAAGTACGCGCGCTGGGTGGGTGGCCTGGACAGGCTGGGGGTGGGTCGGGGACCGCACATTCCGTGATTTTTTGGGCCGTTGGACGGATCTCGCAATGTCTTTGCACATAATGTGCAGAAAAAATTAATTGTCTTTTATTTTCAATAACTTAAAAAGACGGTAGCACAAAAAGACATGGTCTTTTGAGCCGAGTCCAGGCCGCCAATGGTGCAGAAATGAAATTTACATCTGCTTTTGGCCTCCACTAGCAAAAACCGATTGTTCAATGAATTCAATGACTTAAATTCCACTAGCCGAAAATCCTCAAATTCCAAAATATATACCCGGATCTAGAACAATACGTTCTGAATCCGGCATTCCCGCACCGTGCAAAAAGCGATCATACGAATAGAGGTATAGTATAACCTTCCAATAAGTATATATATATATATGTCTTTTATCTAATTGCTTAATGGGGAGATGTAAAAAATTAAGTTCATGCAGTTGCATACAAAATAGGGAATAGGGAATGGGGAGTATGCTCTCACACCCATGTCTAGTTTCCGAATCTACTGACTTTTCGCCTAGTTGGCGCTGCAGAAAACGCGCTTTTAAAAAATTTACATAGCAATTTCATACACATAAATTCATTATTCCGCTCGAATTCAGCCCTTTAGCAAACATGCAGACGTTTCATCAATGATATCAATAACTTATAAGCTCACGAAACGTGATAAAATATCCGTCTTATTTCGCTGTCTTTAACTCATTGATCCCAAAAGACAATTTTCTGCATATTGACAAAACGTGATAAAAGACTGAAAACGCCTGCGGCGATTGCGCCAGCACAAACCATGGGGAAAAAGCCAAATGAAAACCTTCGAAGTCCGAATATGGGAAAAAGCGGAGCATTGGTCTTTCGATATCAATATCGAAGCGACCGACGAAAAGGCCGCATTAATCCAGCTGCGGAAAGACTATTCCCCCCGCTCCTATCGAATTCAAGACATTCGCGAACGTCACTAAACCCGCCGTCTTTTAACATCTGAAACCAATGGGAACACAGACAATGGCACGAACTCCAAGCCTGACTCCGCAAGAAGCGGAGTCTTTAATCGGCAAACGCGGCCACATCGCCGTGAATTCAGAAAATCGGCCTTTAATTCGCAAATGGGTGGTTTCGCAGGGTTATCCCGCGCTTTTCGTCGCCGGACTCTCAATGCGGGAATTGGCGCTGGCCTATAACCAAACCGACGGTAGCGGTTTGGCCGCGATCAAGCGCAAACTGGACGAACTTGAAAACGGCGACGAAAACGACGACGCCCCGCAACCGGCGCCGATCCCCACACCTTATTTGCGGGATGATCCCCGCGCGGCGCCACAAGAGGCTGCAGAGCCCGCTGCAGAGCCGGAAACACCGCAAGAGGCTGCAGAGCCCGCTGCAGATCAACCCGAACCGATGGCCGCGCCAATGGCACCACAGCCCGCTCCCAATGCTGCAGCGCAACCAATCCCTGGTAACGCGATTCCGGCAAACGTTGACCCCATGGCGCTATTGCGCCAACTCTTGTTGCAGGGCTGGACGCCCGGCCTGGACGAAAACCGCGTGCGGGCGATCATCAACGAATCCCTTGCTGGCGTGGCGCCGCGAGTTATTGAGGTACGGCATCAGGACAAGAAGCCAATTCGCATTGAAGGCATTGTTCACCCGCAATTCGAGCGCGCGTTGTCTTATCTCTCGAAAATTGGCCCGAACGGCTATCAGGCCAATATCATGCTGGTTGGCCCGGCCGGGTGCGGCAAGACACATTTAATCAAGCAATTGGCAAAAGCCCTTGATGTCGACCATACCATTGTTGGCGGGACCGCTGGCGCATCTGAAGGCGATTTGATCGGCCGTCTATTGCCGGGCGATGGCGGCAAGTTCGAATATCATCCCTCAAAGGCGATCAAGCTCTATGAGCAAGGCAAGGCGTTGATCGGCTTTGACGAAATTGACGGCTTTGACCCCAATATGCTCATGGTCGCCAACATGCCATTGGCCAATGGCTCATGGTTTGTCCATCTGCGAAAAGACAATCCAGAGGTACTACGCGGCGCCAATACGTATTTCATGGCAACCGCCAATACCTACGGGACCGGCGCTAACCCGATTTACGCGGGCCGCAATGCGATGGACGGCGCCACCCGCGATCGATTCATCTTCATCACGGTCGATTATGATCGCACCCTGGAGGAAAGCATTGCAGCTGCGGGCGGGTTGACCGCTGCAGAGATGGCCGGGTTATGGGAATTGCGCGATCGGGCCCGCGAAGCGCAATTGCGTCGCGTCATCTCGACTCGTTCATTCCAAAAGGCCGCGATCATGAAACAAAGCGGCGAGTCCTGGCGCGAAATCCGCGATCATTTGCTGGAGGATTGGACCAAGGACGAAAAGGCCAAAGTCGGCGTTTGATCGATTAGCTTGCGGCTCTATCACAAAACGTGCTAGAGCCGCGCTACCTCTAACCAATGGGAAACAACATGAGACAGCCCTTTAACGATGCCCGATACGACTCGATCGCGGACTTCCTGTCTGCAGTGCAGCTAAAACCGCTCAATGTCGCCAATACCAGCTATTGGGCCCATTTCATGGATGGTCATAATGGTGACTGGTACGGCGCCGACTGTGGTACCGGCCACGATGTGCTCAAAGTGATGTCGGAAGGTTGGGAACAAGGCCGCGCGCGGCTCAATGCCTTGCGCGACCAAATCGGCGAAGTCGACCTTGTGCCGGTCGATCGCCGCCGCCGCCCGGTTCGCGCCGATCAAGGCGATGTGCTGGACATTTTCGCGGTCTACAATGGCCGCCTTGATATCGCATGGCGGACGGCGAAGCGCCGATCGACCGTGGCGCCAACCCGGATCGACATTTGCGCCAACATGATCTGCAGCGGCGGCGAACATTCCGACGTGCTGTTCTGGCGCGGGGCTGCAGCGGCGACGCTGGCGGACATACTGGAACAAGCCGGTTACATGGTCCGCCTCGTGGTCAATTTCGGCGGCTCAACCGGGGATAACGCCAAGGGCAACGAACGCACGTCCTGCCGGATTATCGTCAAGGACCACGGCATGCCGTTTGACGTCACCTCCACTAGCGCCGTGATCCTGCCGGGATTCTTTCGGGCCCTAGGCCATGCCTGGATACAGAGCCATGCGCCCGGCCGCCGCGACATGAACGGAATTTATGTTGGCGAGGGCGTGATCGAAGACTCCGAAATCCTGCTCTCCCATGACGTCCGCGACCATGGCACGGCCCTAGCATTCGTCCGCGACCAAATCGCAAAGCTCAATGGCGAGGAAGCGGCCTAGGCCGCCAAGCGGCGCCCGGCAAACCGGGCGCCCGTCGACGCAAAAAGGGAGGGCGCCATGGTAGCGCCCTCCCTTTTTTAACGCACCCACGGGCTTTAGAATTGATCCCGATTCGGACCTAATCCCTGCCAATGGTATTACAGCACCTGGAATCGATGGCGTGGCGCTGCAGCCCGGCCAAATCTTTTTCTCTATCGTTTGTCAAATAGTCTTGAATCGATATCACATAACGTGCTAAACCCAAGCCTCAACCGATGGGAGCTATCATCATGAACAACGCCTTTCTAGTTCGTCTCTCAATGTCCGTCTGGAACGCGCGCAAGATGGACAAGGGCGCCACCCGCGCCGCCCAAGCCCGCGCGCATGCCGGAGATAAAGCCGGAGTCAAAGTCTATAAATCCGTGATCGCCGCCGACGCACTGGATGCGATTCAACGCATTGCGAACGCCGCCCGCGCGGAGCACCGGCAAAGGACCGTGCCATGGTCCTATGAAGGGCCGGGCGCCATTACCGCCGAAGGTTACCCCGCTTATAAGGCCGTGATGGCGACCTTTGAACGCGAGTTCAATAAGGCCGTGGCCAAGTTTTTTTCGGTCTATGCCGAGGAACGCGACAACGCCCGCAAATACCTTGGCGATCTGTTCGACGCCAATGATTATCCCGATAGCGCCAACCTGGGCGAAAAGTTTGCTTTCACCATTGCGTGCGAACCAATGCCGCAAGCCCATGATTTCAGAGTCCAGGGACTGCCCAAGGAAGTCGTTGACGATATCAAGCTCGAAATTGCCGAACGCAACGCTGACGCGATTGACAACGCCAACGTTACCGCATGGCAGCGAATCATTGAAAAAGTCGAAAAGCTGAAAATGGCGCTGCAGAACTACAAGCCCGCCAAGGACGGCAAACCGGCCGAAGGCAAGTTTCATGACACCTTGGTTGATAACATCAAGGAGCTGGCGGGTTTGATTCCCTCGATCAATATCGCCAATGATCCCGATCTTACCCGGATGCAGCAAAAGCTGAATTCGTTGACCGCCTATACCGCGCAGGATCTGCGCGACGACGAAAAGCTGCGCGCGGATATCTCCAAACAGGCAAATTTGATCCTCTCGCAAATCGACGCCATGGCGAGGGCCGCATGATGACCGACAGCCGCGAACAATTAAAGCAAGATCTACTGGCCTTGCGGGATGACCTGACCAGTTTTCTATTGGACAACGTGCCCGCTGATGAAATGTGGGAAGAGGCTTTCCCGAATCTGGACGCCATCAGGAGCGCGATCGACGACGCCATTGCAGAGCTATAAATTTACATCTTGACCTTAGCACAAAACGTGCTAGGGTCATTTTGTTGTCAAAACCAATGGGGACTCTGTAATGGAAAATGATCGTAATGTGGAGCTGGATGCGATTCGGGATTTGTTTTTCTCGGTCTGCATCACGATGCTGGGCGCCTTCCTGATTTTTGCCATCGTGTTTTAACACCGTGAAAAAATTTATGTTGTCCGGTCTGTTTTGCGTGCCGCTATTCCTAACCGGGCGTTATCTGGCCGATGCTATCGGTTTAGATGGTTTTGTTTGCGGTTGGATTGCCGGAATTCTTGCATTGCTGGCAACCGCCGTTATCCATGAGAGGTAAAGATCATGCGCGTAGGAACCAACCGCTTTATCAATTTCAATGCCGCCGTGCGCTATTACCGTGACTATGCCGGAAACGATCCCGCCGAATCGGTGCGGCTCGCGGTGCAGAAGATCCGTGACAACGAAATCGATTTTGGGCCGCCGGTCATAAAAGACGGCGAGTCCGTGATCCTGATCGACGGCAATACCCGTTACGCCATTGAAACGCCGGAGGCGGAATCATGACCATAAAATATCTGCGGGAATTGCTGGCCGCGATTCCCATGACCGAAGACCATCGCGAGCTAAAGATCTGGCTGCCGAATCGGGAGCCGGGAAGTGGGTTTTTCATCTCCATGCATGGATCGCTTGACCGGCACAAAGCGATTTTTGTAATCGAAGGCAGTGCCGAACCAATGGGAGACTAAAATGGGTTACACCACTGAATTCTATGGCCACGTCACCGTCACGCCGCCATTGTCGGCGCATGAGATGACCTATCTCATGAAGTTCGCCAACACCCGCCGCATGGATCGCGAGAAAGGCCCTTATTACGTCGACGGCAAGGGCTATGCGGGCCAGGACGAAGAACCGGATATCCGTAACTACAACACCCCGCCCGCAGGTCAGCCCGGCCTGTGGTGCCAGTGGGTGCCGACCCCCGATGGCGCCGCGATCGAGTGGAACGGCGCCGAGAAGTTCTATGACGCCGATGAATGGATGCAATATCTGATCGATCACTTCCTCAAACCCGGCGCGATCGGCAAAAAGACCGATGGCACCGTGACCTTTGCCGATCATGTCGTGAACGGCACGATCGAGGCCCAAGGCGAGGATTTCTCCGATATCTGGCAACTCAACGTCAAAAACAACGTGGTGTCGATCGAACAGGGCGTTCGCTGCTACCGCTAACGCCAGTGCAGCGACGGAGCGGCCTGAAAAGGCCGCTCAACGCTGCACTGCTGCAGCCAACCAATGGGAAATACACCATGAATGAACGCGACCAAATGCGAGCCGATCGTAAAGCCCGCGAGCGAGATGCAATCGATGGCGCTAAAAAAATGTGGGATGATCTGACCTATGATTATAGCGGCAAGGAATATCATATCATCTGGCCTATCGTTCTCGTTGGCGGCTGCATTCTGTTAGCAATGGTGCTGGGATGAAATCATGGAAGGCCGAAGTCATCGCCGATGACAGCGAAAAATGGGTTGGCAATCTAATACGGTTTGCCAACAAGGAAGATGCCGAACTCTACGCCCTCAATCTGGCGTCGCGCTGGATGTCGGTGCGGGAATGGCGCGTGATCGAATCCGAGGACGAACCAAATTACAAGTTCGACCCTAATGGCGAACTGGAACGCGAATGAGATTGCAAATCCAGCGGCGCATGGTTACAAATCGTGCGCTGCTGTCCGATTCGAAAAGGGGGGACTAGAATGTCAGATGTAAATCCTCAAGTCTGGACTAGCGACGTCTGGAAGGATAAGACCGGCAAACACTGGCGCGTGCTTCGTGCCCACCGCACCGAAGGCGATGTTACCATCATTCCCTGTAACAAGGTCACGGGCATCGAAAAACGAAATGCCTATGAGCTTGTGGTTCCGCGTGCGCAATTTCTCACTGACTATGCCTATGCGGCTCATGCCAACATCTAGAGTGGAATAACTTAAATGTCAGATGTAAATCCGAATTGCGACGGCGCGCATTGCGTGGAGTCGACCGGCGAAGTGCGGTTATACGCCTTGGGCGGCGGCGGCAATCTGTATCTGTGCCGCACCTGCTGGGCGCATGAGAACTTTTACCGCAAGGGCCGCGCCCGCGAACACCTCAAGCTGACGCTGCGGCAGCGCGAGCCAGACTTTACCTATCATCAGCTCAAGGCCGAGGCGGAAGCAAACTGGCCGCAGCTCGACTGGTACACTGCCAAGAGCCGGGATGAGGCGTATGAATGAGAAAGCCACTTAAAAAGACCACCGTGGCCGCGCGGCTGGAGGCCCGGCTATTCGAGGCCAACCAAGAGATTGACGAACTTCGCAACGAAATCACCAAGCATCGCCGCAACGAAGCGGCGTTTGCGCGCGATAAAGCGAGGCGTGCCGACCAGTTTCGCGCGCTGCTGCAGGCCACCAATCTGATTCTGGCGGTGGCGGCGGGCGGGCTTATCGATATGGAGAAGCTGAATGATTAGCCAGAACGAAAAGCTGCTGCTGTTTATGCTGGAGACGATGGGGAACGATCGTAACCAACAGGCAATAATCCTGCAGAGTTATATTGCCAAGCATGGCTTGCTGGGTGAAGAAACCGCAATTCAGGTTCGCGAACTGCTCAAAGAAGTGAAACGTCGTTAAACCACAACAGGAGAAACCAATGGGAATCAAGAAACTCACCGTTAGCTTTGACGTGCCGATCGCCCACTTCCTCAGTCTGATCGAGCATGGCCACAGCGAAATGAAGATCGCGCTCTATGGCGACGATAAACCCGTCCGGATGCTGCAGAACGGCCACGCGCCCAAGCTATTGGCGGCGCCCAAGCGCAAGCCACGCGATTCGCGGGGCGGTTTGCGGGCGGTGATGCTGCAGACTTTCGCCGCCGATGAAAAGCGAATCAGCGACCCCGAGAAATTGCGGGCGGCGGCAGTCCCGGCCGGGTTTTCCGCCAAGAGCATTTCCAACGCCATCTTTGTCATGAAGAACGATGGCTTGATCCGGGCGATCGGCCGGGGCCAATACCGGCTGACGCCGGAAGGACTACGACAGCTGGAGGCGTCCCATGGCTAAAAAGACCGCAAAAACCAATGGCCATCTGAAATTCTATGGCTCTTACAGCTTCAAGGACAAAGAGCCTGTGATCGACATGACCCGGACGCTGTTCGAGGACGTCTACGGCGAGAAGATCAACAACAAGATGCTGCGCGCGATCGAGCGCCAGGGCGGGCCGTCGGTCAGCTGCATGCGGGCTTGGTTCTTCGGCAAGACCTGCCGTCCCAGCAACGTCACCGTCGAAGCCTCCGGCCGCGCGCTGGGCTTTGAACGGGTGTGGCGCAAGATGTCCACCAAGGCAGCAAAGGGGTGAGCCATGCCACGCCCACGGATGTACTGGATGGGCAGGGATATCGAAACCTTGTCGCGTGACGAACTGCTGGATATTGTTGTCTATATGAACAGCCAGATCAAGTTGGCGATGGACGCCACCGCCAAGCTGGTGCGGATGCATGAAGCCGCCAAGCAATGGAAAGAGAAAAACCCTAACCGCACGTATTGACACAGTCACCAAATGTGCTAGTGTAATTCCACTGCAAACCGATGGGAGCGACACTATGAAAGTCGTGGAAGTAAATACCAAGTTTGACTTTGGTGACCTCTGCGCCACCAAGGGATTCATGGACAAGGTCCATCCGGCCTATGCCTTTTCGGCGCTGGCCGAACATCTGCAGGGCCATTGGGGCTGCATCGATGATGAGGATTGGCAGGCCAACAACGCCGCTCTGCAGCGTGGCGGGCGCATCCTGAGCGCCTATCCGATGCTGGAGAGTGAAGACATCTTCTGGATCATCACCGAAGCGGATCGTTCCGTGACCACCTTCCTCTTGCCCTCCGAGTATTGAGTAGGGGCACGTCGGCCCCGGCGATCGTCTCAACCCGATTGCCGGGGTCTTTTTTATGTTTTGGGTGATCCCGAGTCCGATTGGTGATGCGATTGGACAGGCCGCAAGGACGGGATGACGAATCTCCCAACCCCCCAGCCGGGAGGAAATCATGGCGGTGTGTCGCCTTCACCCAAATAACTCTATTGGAGAACTCATGAGCCTACCGATTCGAATTCGGCAGTCAGCGGCTGATCTCGTTAGCAATGCATTGGTTGAACTGGATGCCTTGATCGCCATGACCGAACAGATGCACGATCATGCCAGTCTGATGCGGTCTAATCTCAATGTCTTGCTGGAGCTGCGGCGCCGATTAGAGATTGCGAGCCAGTCAAAAAGTCATTAAATATTATTTCTCTCGCGTATGGTTCCCATCCCATTGGTTTCCCAGCGCGTGCGGACGGTGCGGCCCCGAAAGGGGCCGTATCTGTTTCCGGTCTTGACACTTTTCGTCATAGCTCACATAATGTGCTATGGAGGTTGTCATGGCACCACCGATGACTGCGATGCAGTACAAGAAAGCCCTGGCGCGTTACAATCTGACCCAGGGACAGGCCAGCTGGCTGTTTGGCGGCAAGACCATGAACTCCGGTCGCCGCTGGGCCGCCGAAGGGGCGCCCTATGCCGTGGCCTTGCTGATATCGATCATGGACAATTACCAGATCACTCCCGATGACATTGACGAATTGGGTGCGCCATGGCGGAAGAAACGACCAAAGAAATGAGCGAGATTGTCAAACGGCTGCGCAGAGGCGCCGATGAGGCGTCGATAGATTGCTATTTGATGTGTGAAGAGGCCGCCGACTACATCGAGGCACTGGAGGCGGCGCTGCGGGAGATAGCGGACGATCCAACCGGCGTCTCCATTGTACAAGCAGAAATCGCTCGCGCCGCCCTCGCCAAGGAACAAGACAAATGAGTGATCTTGTCGAACGGCTGCGTGATCTGGGTGCCGTCGTTACTAGAGAAGAAGCCGCCGACTGCATCGAAGAGCTGGAGGCGGTCATTCGCGAATGGGGCAGGACAAATGAGCGTCAAATGAATAACGAATGGCACGGCCCGCGCTATTGGGAAGGCCGATGGCGCGATGAAGCGAAAGAGAATGAACGGCTCTGTAACCGCATCGAGGCGCTGGAGGCAGATCGCCGAGCATGGGCAAATCAGATTAATAAAAACACCGGCCTTATGGACGCGGCGCGTGACCGCATCGAGGCGCTGGAGGCGGAAGTAGCTACCCTGCGCGGTACTGCCCAATCATCCATTGAGACGGCTGACCTTATCGAAAAAATCATCGATGAAAACGTCGATGTCATATGTTTTTCGGATGGCGTTACTGAGATAACCAATGCAGCCGATCTTGCCAGGCAAATCTTGGCGGCCATCAGCCATTCTGCCCAAGAGGCGCAACAGTCCTATGACCACGGGTTCCGCGCAGGCGTGGCTTACGAGCGAGACAATACGGACAGGACAAATGAGCGTAGCTGAAAAAATTACGTATCTGGTGCTCATGTGGTCCGCGATCATCGCATCGATGTATGCGTTCAGGAGCAAGGACAAATGAACGACGATGAAAACGCAGCCATAGACGGACTGTGCGAAAAACTTATCGAGCAGCGCGACCGCATCAAGGCGCTGAAGGCGGCACTGCGGGATATCGCTAATATGAAGTCCGCTAGTTCCTGGACGGCGATTGAAGCAATGCAGACCATCGCCCGCGTCGCCCTCGCCGGGGAGCAGGACAAATCAATCGAGAGACCTGCCAGATCGTTGGGGAAAGAAATCGCACGCTTAATGGACAAGCATGGCATTGCGCCCGCCGCGAAGCCTCAGTTTTGGATTGAACTCGAAGCACTCGCACCAGAAAAGAAATGAGTGAGTACACCGACAAGATATTAGCAATGCAAGACCGCATCGAGGCGCTGGAGGCGGCGCTGCGGGAGATTGCCGATTGGGTTCGGCGAAATCCGGCAGCACGCGATCAGGATCACGGCGGCGAGCTGCTTGGGATTGTGCGTGCCGCTGCCCGCGCCGGGTTAAGCCAGCGGCTTAGCGCGGAGTTGGTGGAGCGTGATGCCCGCATCGGGCGGCTTGAGGCAAGCTTGCGGGTTCAAGAGGCGTCCTATAACCACGGATTCCGCGCAGGGCTGGCTTATGAGCGGGACAATGTGCGCAGGGCAGCAACCGTCACACCGGCAGGCCGCAATCAAATCGCGCTGGACGCGGCGCACCAGATCGAAGCCCTGCCCAGCGATCTGAGCGAAACGGCAAAGACCCAGCACATTCAGGCAATCGTGGTATCCGCGATCACAGCGGCGGCTGTTACAGAAAGGCACGGCACAATGACCAAGGACCAGCTACGACGTAAATACATCGTCACCGCACCCGACCCCGCCAGCGCGATTCTCAAGCAAGCCTTCGAAGAAGAGGATTGCGGCAGGATATTCAGCAAGGCGGGTTTCGTCGGCTGTTTTGTGCAACAGAACTGCGCGCCCGAGGACATCGACGATGCCTGGATGCTGTACCAGACCTATCGCCATGAACTCGCCAAATACGAACCACCCGAGGCGGCGTGAGTTGACTTCTAGCACATAATGTGATATAGTTCTCCGATTGAACCAATGGGAGAACTACCGTGAAACCACGTTATAAATGGATTCCGCTTGTCAGGAATGAAGACTTCAAGCCGCTGCGGCCGGAGTTGATCGCACATGCCATGCAGCAATATCCGGATTTGGACAAAGCCAGCGTCATCAAACTGCTTGAAGACGATGTGGCGAAATGCGAGACTTGGATCAACGATCTCTATCAGGTGCAAAAGCGGGTTACCGATACCGGCGTGATCCATCTCAACATTCGCAGACGGGATGGCGCGGCGGTGATTCGGGACTGGCGGCACTTTCAGCTCATCAAGAACCAGCTGATCGGTGAGGAATGCGAGGCGGTCGAACTTTACCCCGCCGAGTCGCGTAAGGTGGACAGCTCCAACAAGTATCATCTCTATGGCGTGCCTGATCCGACCTATCGCTTTTCGTTCGGCTGGCAAGACCGCGACGTCAATTATGAAGAACATCGCAATGTACCGGGGATGCGGCAACGTCCATTATAACACTCAGTCTTTTACTCTGTATCGCAGCCATATTGGGCGGCGTGTTCGGATTTTGTGTCTGTTCAATCCTCACCATGAGCAAAGATTTACCTAACTCTTCTCCA